GATGTTAATGGTTGGTCATTTAAAGATGATTGTTATAATTTACAAATAGAAAAATTGAATCAATTTAAAAAGGTATGACAACGGAAGACCGGGGATATAAAACGGTTGTTTACTGGAAAGACCAGATGCTTTCATTTGAGCCAGTCCCGGATGCTGAACTTGAAAAGACCCTAAAAAAATATCGGAAAAAAGGATTTAATTCCGAGCCGATATCGGATGACCTGATAAAAAAAATTGCAGAAAAGTTGAAAATATAAAAATTTATACTATATTTGCATCATGGAAATCACATTTAAGCAAACCACAGCAGGAGAATATACTGCCGAATTTGAACACGATGACGTACTTTTTCAGATTGATTGGGAAGATGACAGCAATACGGTGTATATCTTCCAGCAGTTTGGTTTTGACAATCGCAAATTGATTGCTTTGCCTGTTGAAACCCTTGAACCTATAATCAGAATTTTAACACAAATCAAAAATAATCAAGACAATGAATGACATTTTAACCGCACCCATTCAGTCCAATGAGATTGAATGGCGAGTGCAACAACAGACAAGCACAGGCAAGTTGATTATCGTGCCGTACATTAACAACAGATGCGTGATGCAACGCTTTGACGCTGCCTTCGGGCCGACAAATTGGACAAGTGAGTTTAGGGAAATCGGCAACGGTTTTATCTGTCGTTTGACTGTGACCGTAGACAAGAAAACTGTGTACCGGGAAGATGGTGCATCCAAGACCAACATCGAACCTGAAAAGGGTGGTATCTCGGATGCAATGAAAAGGGCTGCTGTGCAGTTTGGATTGGGCAGATGCCTGTACGATTATCCAAAAGTAATGATAGAAACGGATGGAAAGTTCATCCCTGATTGGGCGCATGATAAACTTGGCAAACTTGTCGATTGGATAAACGCTGGTAACTGGAAGGAAATAATAATTTTGAAGCCATGACGGATGTAGTTAAATTGATGTTTGATGTTGAGGAAGGCAACGCATCCGCTTTGGATGCGTTCTGCCAACTCACTCGCCTTGAAAAGCAAATCAAAGCAGCCAAAGAGCAAATCCAATCCCAAGCTATAAACGAAGCACAGATGTACGGCAAGACTTTCAATCACATGGGTTTTGAAATTCAATGCCGTTCAGGTGCAGGCCGATGGAAGTTTGACCATTTGAATGAATGGGTTGTTGAGAAAAACAAAATGGCCGCCATTGAACACGCTGCAAAGTGGGCTTATCAGTCCATTGAAAAGGGCATCACTCCCATTACGGATGACGGGGATATAATTGAACCTGCTGTGTATGTGGCAGGAAGTGACACCATAGCATTAAAGGAGATTAGCCATGCTGATTAGACGTGAAATTCCGAAGTCAATAGAGAGATGGCTACCACCTTGCGAAGAAGAAGTCATTGAAGCACAGCCATACGATTACAGCCAAATGCCTGATGACTTGCCCAGCGTTGATGATTGGTTTAAAATCAGGGTTTGGGTTGATGAAATTGAAGGCAAATCCCTGACAGGTTAATGTGCTATAAAATGCACTATATCATTTAAACAATGTCAAATGTGACACAATGGATATGAATAGTGAAATATACCGCACTTTATGTTAGCACTCGGATTGCTGTTGTATATTGCCCCTGTGGTTCTTGCATTCATTGACTTTTTGGTGGATGTTAGCAACCGCAGGGGTTAACTACTTTTATAGATAGATGATAAAAGAAACAAAACGCATCTCTCGCAATATTCATGCTGTGTATTGCGAAAAACAAATCAACCTGCTTCTTATGTCCGACCTGCACTGGGATAACCCAAAATGCGACAGGGCATTGCTCAAAAACCACCTTGATGAAGCAGTCAAAAGAAATGCTAAAATCATTATTAACGGTGATTTCTTCTGTATGATGCAGGGGAAGTATGACCCAAGAAGAAGTAAAAAAGACATTCTGCCTGAACACAATAAAGCCAATTACATTGATGCAGTCATTCAAGATGCCGTTGAATATTTTGCACCGTATAAAGACCATATTTTATTGATTGGCTATGGCAACCACGAAACAGCTATATTGAAGTCACTTGAAACAGACCCAATTCAGCGATTTGTTGACCTATTTAACACAACACATTCAGCCAATATTTATTCGGGTGGTTATGGTGGTATCGTTGATTTCAAATTTCAGCTGACAGAACACGGCCACAGGCGCAAATGGACACTGCGATATTATCACGGCTTTGGCGGTGGTGGTATTGTGACCAAAGGCGTAATTCAAGACCAGCGCATGATGTCATTTATGGAAGGTTATGATTGTATATGGCAAGGTCACGTTCACGAACTTTATCATCACATCAACCCTGTTGAAACTTATGACAGCCATCAGAAAAAAATTAAAGCACGAAATGTGCATCAGATAAGGACAAGCACATATAAAGAAGAATATGAAGATGGATTTGCAGGATTTCATATTGAAAAAGGCAGACCGCCAAAACCACTGGGAAGTATGTGGTTGACATTGTGCGGAACCCGTGCCGAAAGTGAAATAATCCCTGAATTTACCTTTTGCAATAAATATTATGTTTAGCACTCCTTTATGTTTGGAAGTCATCGCAGGGGATGAAATGGAAGATGCACTCTATGAAATGGGCATTGCACCTGCTGAAACAGACCTTTACAAAGAGCCTACATTCCCGGTTTGTTTTTACAAGATTGACGCAATGATGATGGATAACCGCAGCACCTTAAAAAAGCCATTGACAATTATCGTCTGCGGAGAATTGACATATCTTGTCAAATTCAGCCTTGAATATATGATTGAATTGGTGCGGTTGCACCGATAGTTTTTACTCAAAACATTGAGTAATTTTGCTCAACCGAATGTGCAAAATAGGGTAAAATCAATGGTCTGTCCCTGATTAAATCGTTTCACAATCTCGAACCAGTGCCTATCTGGAACTACTTGACATCCTGCTGACCACTTATTTACCCAATCCCCCAACCCGGCACGGTGGAAATTTATCCCAAACAACCCAAACTGTGTAATTTTTTGGTCAATCTGCCTGTCTTTATTGCCATCCCGGTAAATGGTAATTGGCAAAACCTGCTGAAAATAAGGTGCTTTGCCCCATAAATTTGACCAATTCGCACCCGTTACAAAGCGGTGAGACCCGACAACTTGCTGTTCAATGGGTACTGCTGTGCCTGTTATACCGCCAACAGTGAATGGATTATAAATATAAAAGTCACCTGCGGTGGTCGAAGCAGGACAAACGTAGACAATTTGGCCATATTTGTACACCACACAGAAATCATCGAACTTATTTGTGAGCTTATCGTCTGTTCGCAGCCATACAATGCCGTGATATTGCGGTAGCCATTTGCGTTTTTTCAACTCATTGCCTATGTAGTTGGCCAGTGCTTCGGTAGATTTCGGGCCGATAATCCCATCCGCTTTCAGGTTTGCCCCGTTTTTGTTCAATAGTTCTTGCAGTGTTTTCATTTTGCTATGAATAATAATGATGAAAGGATTGCCAAATTTCGCCACATATTTCGTTTCCTACGCATTTTATTGTTGTCTGTGATACATTGTTCCATTTGTTGCCTTTGAGTGCTTGTAATGGCTTCTAAATGCGTAATCGCACTATCCTGTAATTTAATGACCTGTGATTGACTATAAATTATGATGCTATCTTCTTCGATAATCTCCCAGCATAGGCGGTTTTCATCAATTATTGAAATGAGTTTGACCGTGTCTTTTTGCAGTTCGGTAATGGTCAGCGTATCGTGGACATATTTTGTCCTAATTTGACGGAGTGTTTTTACCTTTTCAGGTCGGTTAATAAGCAGCGCAGCATACTCGTTTTTTATGCTGTCAATTTCGGCTTGTAAACTATCTACCAGTCTTGTGTCTGCCTGTGGTTTTTCTGATACCGGGCATGACCTAAATACAAGCACACTGACAAGTATGCCAAAAAGCACAAAAAACCAATCATTTCGCTTCATCCTCTGCAAAGAAATTAGTCACGAACTTACCGATAGCACCGCACACACCTGAAATCAGCATCAATTTGGGATTGTCCAAATTCAGTCCGGCAATGAATAATGATGCAGCGGCAATGCTGTCACCCAAAACCCTGAAACGCTTGGGGGTGGGTTGGAAATAGTTTTTAAATTTCATCTTCCTTGTCCTCTGTATGGTTTTGCTGATTTGTGTTTGTTGGCTGATTTGGTATGTCTGCCCAATCTTCGCTTTGGCTTTGGCTGCCACTTTACTATCTCACTTTTTTTTGCCATTGAAGAACTTGTAAATGCCTATGCAGGATAAAACAAGGGCAGCGGTGAAAGATAGGAACTGCACAATGGGAAGCAACTTTGCAGCAGCCCCGGCCAACCATAACAGCCACGAACCAACGATGCTTTCGGACAAATTATATTTCATAAGATGGTTCAATAACTTCAAATTCTGTCGGCTGACCTAACACGGGCAACAATGATTCATCAAAAATAATGTACCAAAAAGGGGGTGTATTTAATCCTGCAAATCGGTAATCAACCCAATTTTGTGTAACATCATCAGGCGCAACAGGAATGCCATAATAAGCATCACACGCTTCACGTGCATTGATTGCTTCCTGTTCTGTTGTAAATTTATATCCGTTAATAAATGCCATAATAAGTGTTTATATTGCTTTCAATTCCTGTACGATTTGAAGATTGATTTGAATGATAAACAATTATTTCACCAATCTTACCATTCATATAAAAAGAAGGTGATGTTAATTGATATACAACACCTATACTTGTTACTATTGTACCGGTCAAAGTGGTAGATAATGATGTTGCTGTTGTACCTATTGAACTATTGATATAATTACTCATAGTTGATGTTGCGCCTTGTATTATGCCTGTGAATAATGAATAATTTGTTGTTGTATATGTTTTAAAAGCAGTTGGAAAGGATGCCCCACTTCCTACCTGTAAATCATAACGACTATTTGCAACGTAATTAAAAAACTCTCTATTGTTGCTCGATACAGTTGTTGAACTTCTACTAAAAATTGTTTTTGCATTTGTATCTACGATACTTTTTATCGTTCCAAAAATAGAACCTGTTGCTAATGAATATGAGCCACTTGCGTTTAAAAAATCATTACTTCCATCAAATACAACAATGGGTACATTATTTTCTTTTTCAATAGTTCCTGAATTAACAATGCGCGGTTGATTGTTTGCTGTGCTTTGAGTGGCATTTCTTCCATTGCCGCTTTGGTCATACCAAGTGGTGACAAAACCATTTCCAGCACCGCAAAAAGTTGTTAATGCTGTTGTATCTAAACCACCACTTGAATTAAATCCAATGTCCTGCTCTGTGTTGTCCGATGACCTACGCACACGGATAGCACTACCCGTATATGCTGTGCGTAATAATCTCAAAGAATAAGCAGCAGCAGCACCTGTATAGGTATCAAGTACACCAATATATGGCTCACCACCTGCTACAAATGACCGAACACCTATTCTTATCATACGTTGTAAGCTACGATGCTGCCGCTTGTCAGGGTTATGCTGCTGAAATAGTCACCTTCGGGAAGCGAAATGAAAGTGCCTTGTTTCAGGGTGATGCCTGTCAGTCCGAGGGTTGTCATTACACTTGCCGCATTTTTGTCAAGGGCTGCGGAAACAACCGCATCTGCGTTAACGACAAAACCCTGCCAACGGCCGGTGTTTGCACCTGTTCCTGATAATACCTTGCAGCCCGTGAAGCCGCTCATAAATTCTGTTGCTGTACTCATTTTATTCTATTATTGGGAATGTTAAATTGTTGTTTGGTGTGTCGCAGTAGTCACGTAGGTTTGGACAATGATATTCGATAACGGCTGCAACTCCGCTAACGATGTCCGTTTGTGCATCATAAAATGGGGTGATGCTGTCATTGATTACCCATGTTCCGGCTATGTTGTTTCGGTAAACATAGCGCAGCATAGAGTAAATGTCTAACATAACCGTGTGCATATCTGAAATCCTCTCCACCGCATCGGTGAAATCTTCTCTGTGTCTGTCAGCAATGGCAACCGCAAATCGGTAAATCACCTTGTCAACGGTCACCTGACTGCCATCAGGGAAAATCCGCATAAGTGGATAAAGCTGTTCACCGCTTGTATTGATGTTTGGCTCAATATTTACGATGGTTGCCTTTATCTGCTTGTGGTTGTTTCCCGCAGTTTCCAGAGCTTCCAGTAGTTGGTTGATTGTTACCATTGAGATAGATTTTCAGTTTGTTTTCGTTTTTTGTCCTGACTTTATTCATGAAAAGAAACCACGTAAAAATTTGTAATCATCATCTTCACCCAAGTAAAACCCACCAAATAAATATTGGTTCTGTGGGTTAATCACGTCAAGACCACTTGCAGGGTTTTGATATTCGGGGAAAAGTGTATCGTTTTCGGCAAGATACAAACGCAATCTTTCAGCGTAGTATTCTGCCTTGTTTTGGTAACGCTGTTCAATCATGCGAAGTTGGTCAACATCCACAGCATTTGCGTTTTCTGCTCCACGACTTGCCGCTGACTTATTCATCATTTTGTAGGTCAATGGCAGCATTGAGTCCAAAATCACGTAATGATATAGGCAAGGTGCAACATATTTATTGACCAATGTCAGGTAGTTACCACCAAGCCCAGCCCCGTTGATGTCATCACAAATCTTGTCATATAGGGTAGAACCCAAAATATCACGGATATAAACATCCTGTGCGGTACGCATGGCAGTCTGCAACAACTTGCTATCAACATTCTCATCGATAGGGGTGTTTTTCTTGACATCCTGCTCACTTACGAAATATGCGAAATTAGCCATTGTTTCTTCTCCTTACTATTCTTTGTTTCCATTCGTGACGACAATGCGGAATGTGCAAAGGTGGGTCAGTGTTTGGCACGGTATACCAACCGCCACGCCTTAACCATACAGAATAGTCCATGATTTGCGACATTTGTTCAATTTCATCACGAGTATAAAGTTTGCCCATTTGCATCATGCGGACACAAAATTCACGGCTTTTTCCACCCGGTTGCAATTTTGGTGCATCAGGGTCTAAATCATACTTGTATCTTAACTCCAACTTGGGCAGTTCTGTGTCTGCAATCTCGCCACGGCCAATGTCAGTAATTTTGATTGCATTATTAGTCCAGTTAATCTTACCGCTGTCCTGCAACTGCTTCAAAATCTTAATGACTTCTTCTTCGCCTATTTTGGTGGCGGTAGAAATGTCTTTCAGCGTGGCTTTTTCATCGGAATTTACCACAGCCAATACCTTTTTTTCTTTGTTATCAAGTGCAAATGCAAGTTTTACTTCTTCAAATTCGCTTTCATCAGCCCCAAATTTGGCAAAAACTGACAAGTCATCATCCGACCATTTGTGAAATTCGCAGGTGTTACCGTCAAACTTCTGCGCCTGAATAGTGGTGTTTTGCAGTCCGAGTGCTGCCCTTGCTTCCTCACGGGTTACTATACCTGTTTGATATAATGCCACGTAATCAACTCCCAAGAAATCGCTGTCTTTGGTGCTTAATTCAATACCGGGATAAACGTAATCCAAAGTATTTTCAAGGCAAGTGTCAATCTTTTCCTGTCTGCGGTTCACGTATGATTTATGGAACAACTCATACGCTTCAATCATTTCATTGCGCTGACCAAGTGCGCCTTCGGTTGCGTAGCCCAGCAGAATTTTCGGGAAGTTGTGACCGATAAAGATTTCATCCTGCACGGTTTCGTTAAGTTGCAGGAATTGTTTGTCCATGTCGGAAGGTTGCAAATGCGCAATCTCTGCCGACTTTTCGTTCATCTCGTTGAACTGAATAAGCACACCACCTGCATTGTCCGTGCCTGTGGTTTTCTGCTTGAACTTTCTCTCAAAGTTGTAGGCAATTTCCTCTGTCGGTTGACCTTTGAACAACTGCACCAGCGTTCCGTTGGCAAACCCGTTGCGGATGTTGTTGTTGTGGAAGTTTGCAATCTCAACATCTATTTCAATGTACTGTAAGCAATGCTGATAAGGTGGCAATGGATAAACACCCAAGGCAGGTGCATATTCACGGAAGTAGAACAACTGAACTTCCATCGGCTGCGCCTTGTTTGGATTGAACGGAGCATAGTGCTTCATGTCCTCATGCTTTGCCTTTTTCCAATCCTCGGCATACATATAGATTTCGTGGTCAAGTGTCCTGACATTGCTGAAATCTACGTGGTAAAGTGCAGAAATTTGCCCAACTTTGTTGTAGTGTACCTCATAAGCAAACCCGTTGAACAATTCATAATCGAGAGCCAATTTATTTTTGAACTCCTGAATGCCCTCGTATGGGTTCACGTATTCAATTACCTTAACTGCGCTGGGGTTGCCATCCACAAGGGTTTCTTCACCTGCAACAAAACGGGCTTTCTGCCGTACAATAGCCCCATGTTTTGGGCTGCGGTTGTAAAATTCAAGTAACGTATCTGGGAAATCGTTTTTTTCCCCATAGGTAACGATGCCTTTATTCTTGTTTTCCTTGAATTTAGGCAACTTTGACTCCGTGAAATTTATGCGTAGTAAATCGAAACTCATCCTATATGGTGCTGCTTAATGGTTGTATTGACCTCGTGGTCGTTAAATGCGGTATGTGATGCCGTTACATAAGCCAATCCCCTGTCAATTTCCTGCGATGCAAGTAATGGATTGGTATTCGTTGGGGAGGTTTGTGCGTATAATGCCCAGTAATGCGTTCCTACGGCCAATGTTTTTGCTGCGCTGCTGCCCTCTACAAATGAAAATAACTGATATCTGTTGGGTGCTGTGCTGGTATCGGTTACAATAAATGCCTTTTGTTCCTGCGACATTTCACTTTCAAAAACAAGCAGATAGTAAACGGGTGAAACCGTTACTTTTTCCCTGCCGGTGATGATTAGTTCAGGTGTGCCGCCCTTTGTAATGTAAAGCATCCTACCTATATAAGTAGGTCGGTTTCATGTTAAACAAAAAAGGCCGGGAAAACCCGACCTCCTTTGCATGAAAAACACAAAAATCAAAGACCCAGCGAAGTTACAACAGCCGCTTGAACTTTCAAAGGCAAATCAGTTTCTTTGTGCAAGAAATTTAAAACGTGACCTTTGAAGTCACCGAACGCCTGTCCGAAGTTGGTTTCTGATTGCTGCAACTGAACGCCATAGTCAGCACCCAACAGCCAGTAGTCACCACTTGCATCAAGGGCAATGGCCAGCATTCTGTTTTGAGCGAGCAACTTAATCTCGTTGCGCTGTGCGGTAGTAACTTTGTGCAGACGGGCAACAAGGTCAGCTTCATAGAACACAGTTCCGTTTTCAGTTGAAGGGATGGTTCTCCAAGTCATAGACCCGGTTTCCTTTTCAAGCTCATATTTGAAGTAGCTTTTGCCACCACTCAAAGTGTGGGCAGAAACTTCGCCTGATGATTTGGTTAATGTTGATTTGGCATCGAACTCAACGAGCCAAATATTTTTGATACCTGCGGCTGCGGTTTTGCAGTCAAGGGTAAATCCAGTTGTTAATACACAAGCCATATTTTTTTTAAATTAAAGGGGGGTAGGGTTTTTCCCCACCCCCCGGGTTAAACTTTCTCTATTCGGTTAAATGATTAGAGAGTGAAAAGAACAACTTGCTCAGGGTAAGCAACCTGCACACCGTATTTGAAAGCGGTGTGGAATTGTACTCTGCGCTCGAAAGGATTGAAGATAAATTCAAACTCTTCTTCTTCGTTCATCATGTCAGTACCCAAGAAGAAGTTAGACCACAGACCAGCAACGATTTTGTTGGTGCTGTTCATGCCGTGCAGACCATAAATCTTGATGCCAGTGATAGGGTCAACGATTTCCATCTCTGCGATTTCGTTTGCAGGGTAGTGGTAAAGGTTAGCAGTTACCAACCACTGTCTGTACAGACGGAAGGTGTCAGTACCCATTGCGATGAACAGGTCGGGTTTGCCCAACAGTTCAGCAGGAATAACGCTGTAAATGGTAGTGATGATGTCATCGATGTTTGAAGCAGTGATAGAAGCATAAGCGTTACCCACGTTTCCTTTGATTGGGTCACCTGCACCACCGAAACCTAAATCACCCAAGATAGTCAGGAAGCCATCCCAAAAGCCGTTGTTTCCAACGCCACCTGTGGTATCACCCTGCCAAATAGCAGTTTCGATTGCTTCAGCAATTTTGGCAGCTTTTTCAGCACCTATTTGCTCGGTGAATACACCCATGTCGATAGCTTCACCAGCGGCAAGAGCTTTCTGTGTGTATTTGGTTTCGAGGTCTTTGGGGCAAAGAGTCTCTTGAACTTTTACTTTTCCAACGGTCAAAGTGCGCTTGGACAGGGTAGTGTTGCCACTGGTCTGGTAAGAGCAGCTGTCAGATTGGAAGTAAACATCGCTGTACAGCAGAGGCAGTATTTCAGCGGATTTGATACCGGGGAGAACCTGTCCAGCACCCTGCAACATACGTGCAGTTTTGGCGGTGAACATTGCTTTGGTCAGAAGGTTTAAGCTCTCTTCTTTGGTGTAATTAGTTAGACCTGTTACGTCAAATGCCATGATTTTATTTTATTATTTGATTGATTTGATTGCGGAAACAAAGCCAAAGAAATTTTCCTCTTTTTCGGGTTTAACTGAACCGAATGGCTTTTTGGTCGGCTCAGGGGTTTTTGCTGCAAACTTTTCAAACACGCTGAAAGTTTCCTCAACTTTGCCAAGCACGTTGATAAGGGCAGTTTCAAGTTTGGCAATTTTACCTGCCAGTTCTTCGTTAGCGGCACGTAAAGCATCGAACTGCTCAACGGATGCAAATTGATTTTCAACCTCAACTTCGGCAACTTCTGCTTCGGCTTCTTTGGTTTCAATCATTTCAACCACACCATCTTTGGTTGTCACCAAAAGTCCGGTTGTAGTTTCATGCACTCCATCGGGAGCAGGAACAATACCCTCTTCGCCTTTAACATTCAGGAGCATTCCGGCTGCAAGTTCTTCGCCTTCAAAAACTACGATTGTGCCGTCAACAAGTGTCAACTCACCAAACGCAATCTCGGCAGGAACTTCGCTGAAACGCTGCTTAACCTCTGACATAAATGCTGTCAATGAGGCTTTCATTTCGGCTAATTCTGATTTAAATTCCATATCTTAAAAGGTAGTTAGTTTTTATCCTATGCAAAATTTTTCAGCATGGCGGTTATTTCACGCATCATTTCCAGCACTTCATCCTGTTCTTCCATATCAAACAAGCCCTCAACTGAAAATCCTTTCCATTCGCCATCCTTTACTTTTGCCCATATTTCTTCATTGTCTATTAAATAGGTCAGAAACCAACTTCCATCCTTTGCATCTTCGTACCCGGTTGGTGGCATCACACCACGTTTGCGGTCAATAAAGTAACTCTCAATCATGTGGACACCCTCTTTCACGGGGTTGGCGTGGTCGGTATTGACTGCTTTGTAGGCATCATTGCGGACAAATTTCTTTGCAATTTTCCAAATGGTATCAGCATCGAATGTCACGTAGTACTCACCACGTATGTCATCGTATCGGTAAATCGGTAAATCAGCCAACATTGCAGGGCCTGTCACAATACGCTTTTCTTCGGACTGCACAGCATATGCCTGACGCATATCTATTTGTTGAAGTTTGCGACTTGCCCATTCGATGCCCTCGTCACCACCCCAAGCTAACCACATCAGGCGGCCACATCCATCTCCAAGTTCTTTGTCGCTGTTCTGCCTATGCCTTTCAAACCCTGCCATCCTTGCAATGGTGTCACGGGTGATGGCTTCACCATTGGCTAACTGGTTCGCCCTGATTTTACCCACCGCAGTTCCGCAGTCACCCCATCCGTTTTCCTCTGCCCAACGGAGTGCTACCTTTGCATTTTCTTTTGCAGCTTCGGGATAGTCATCGTAGCTTTCAAACTGCTGTCGGCTTTCCCATTTGGAATAACACACGGCTGCTGCCTGTTCCTGCTCCATACCCTCGCCAATCATTACCGGGATGCAACGGCTGATAAATTCTTCTTCATTTTCAGTCGGGCCGGGTTCAACAAACTGCTCATTAAACAGCATGAAGTCCTTTTGTATGGCAGGTCTGTCAACGAGAGAAACAAAGTCAACCCCTGTTTCATCATCGTCATTGACCACTATTTTGTAAACGGGTAATTCCATATATTTAAAAGTAGGTTTAGACAACACTGGTATTTCTTAACCTGCGGACACGAGTCTGTGTTTTGGTGATGTCACCTTCAAGAACGTACACTCTGCCCATGCCACCGAACTGACCTTCTTGTGGAAGTCCACCGCCTGTCAAGGGGATTGCTGGGGCTGGGGCTGTTCCTGCTGCACCCATTCCGCCACCGCCACCACCACCGCCTGAACCGCCTTTGAGAATAGCTTTTGCACGTGACATCGCACCCAATACGGCTGCGACTTGCTGTGCATAAAATATTGGAAAAGCGTATGGTGCTGCTGGGCCTGTACCTTCTGCACCTTTTTGAGCAATACTTAAACCTTGTGCAAAGCCTACACCTGTTTTGATTGCAATGTCCAAAAGTGCTGCTGCCTTTGCTGCATCACTTCCCTCTTTTAATATACCACCCAGCGCACCAATAGCGTTTGCTGCTTCGGTTAATGTTGCCATCTGTGCTTCACGTTTTGCCTTTTCGCTTTCCTCTTTTGCTTTTTTGTCGGCATCGTAAATTTCCTTTTTCTTTTGAGCCAGTTGCAATTCTAATTCAACCGTGCTTTGACCATATTTTTGTGCATTTGTAATCTGTGCTTCCAACCTTTGAACTTCAAGTTGTGCCAATGCTTCATTATTTCCGACAAGCGCAGCCTGTTGTTTTTTGTAATATTCATCGGTTGCTTTTATGGCATCGGCTGCTTCTTTTTCTTTTCGTGCTTTTTCTTCTGCTGCTGCTTTTTCCTGTGCTGCCTTTTGTTCCTCATCAAACTTTTCCTGTATAGTTTTAACTTTTAAATCGTGTTCACGTTTTAACTGTTCTTTGGTTAAATTCTTTTTGGCTTCACCTTTTACTTCTAATGCCCATGCCATTTCAAAGGCATCAATCCTTTCTTTCAATGTTTTGGCTGTTTGCTGTGCATATTCAGCGTCAGCCCTTGCCCTATCTTCGGCAATCTTATTGACTGTTTCTGTTCCTTTTGTTGCAGCTTCTTGATTTTGTTTTTGCATTGAAAGCAATATCCCTGCCTGTTGATTTTTAAGGTCAAGCAATGTGGCTTCTGCTTCTGCAATAACTTTGTCACCCTCTTTGGCTGTTTCTTCGGGGTCAAAGATTGCACCTGCAATTGTTTCACCTAAATTGAATTTCCAATCCGCACCTAAAAAATTTGCTACTTTTGTGACTGCATCAATAATTAATTGTAAGGGTTTATAAAGAAAATTAATTATTCCTTTTAAAATATCTTTGTTTCTTTTGGCTGCTTCAATCTGTGCATCTCTTGTTATTTTGGCATTTTTTACAGATGTTTCCGCATTTGCAATGGCAAGTTTCAACTGGTCAAGTTTCATCTGCCTGATTTCATTTTCAGACTTGCCCTGTAACTTTAATATATTGTCAGATTTATTAAGAACATCAAGTTGCTTTTGGTTGGTTTCAAGGTTCTTTTGTGTTTCTTCATTTAGTTTTTTCTGTTCAGCCGAAACACCACTTATCGCAACCTTAATCTCATCCCAATAAGCAACAACGGCAGCAATGGCAGTCAATATTAAACCGATACCCGTCAGCATAAAGGCCTTTGATGCTGATGTCATTCCTTTGAATGCTTCAATGCCTTTTGTTCCAAGTGACTTTAATTCCTTACCAGCTTCACTTAACCCTTCTAATCCCTGTGCGAATGCCATTGCTCCCTGAACTTTTAACAAGGCCTTTTGGACATCTTCACTTTCAGCACCGAAAAGAGCCATTGCTCCATGTGCAGCTTCAAATCCATGTGCTACTGATTTTGCTATTGTTTGAAACTGCTGAAATTTGTTAAGTCCAAGTGTTTGAATATTCTTTTGAACATTGCCGAGTTCCTCTTTTAAATCAGCAACTTTTTGCGCTGCCTTTGTTGCTTCGGGTGAAAATTCCCCAAATTTTTGAGCAAGGGAAATTGCTTCGTTTGATGCCTCTGAAAGTTGTGTTTTCAGAGATTTGATACTTTCAGTGCCACTGGTTTTGGCTTCTAAATTTATTGCTACTGTGGTTGTTGCCATTTTATTTGTTTGTTAATGCGTACCATTCCGTTCCGTCGCACACAAGGCAAGCCGTTCCGTATTGGTTATTGATTGTGTAATTAGCCGCCCCGTCGATTAGTTCGTCTGAGTATGCGTCAATCGTGAGTGTACCCTGCGCACCTTTTTTGACTACCCAATACATTTTGCCAGTTGCCGTCGATGCTTGTGGAAGTGTTAATGTGTGGTTGCCCGTTCCAAGCGAAATTATAATGTCATCGTGCAATGCCATTGTATAGTTGCCAGCTGGGTAAACAAATCGATTACTATTAAAATTGTTTGGGGTTATCTGCTGCCCTTGTATCCATACTTCGTTACACCCCACTGGTTCGGCTGGGGCTTCACCAATCACTATGCTGTCGTCGCATAGAAATGTAACTCCGCTGGTGGCAAAAGCTGCATTTCGATTGCCAAAATTTGTGATAGCATTTCCAATCATTACACCACTTCCAGCATCATTGTATTGTCCGATTGAAAAACCTTTGTTTTGGATAACCCTTCCCGGCAAATTACTTCCATCATAAGGGTCATATTCTGTTTGTCCACTACCACCACTTGACTGCGTTCCACCACCGCCAACGCTTCCTGTGGTTGCTGTGAATGTCGGCCCGGTTTTAAGGAACAGAAACTCGCAGATATTGACCGATGGGTTAATCGGGTCATAGTCCTCAATTTTATTCAACCTGAAATAATTGCCATCAAAAAAATACAAGTCACGAAATGACAACTTTTCCATATCAGCAGGTGTAAGGTAAAAATTACCCCGAACTATCTTGCTGTCCTTATCTGTTATCTCGCTGATGTACTTTGACCAATACGCATTATAAGTATTGTTGTTGGTTACGGGTGTGCCACCGGGTAATCCTATGTATCTTGGCAAACCGAAATTGATGTCAGTTGTGGAAGCGAGAGGGTCATCCAAATGTCCCATATATGGGTAATTGGTTTTTGTTGTTGTGGTTGGTGAAGAAACTGGTGTTGATTTGCCATAATAAATTGTGTATGTTTTGCAAGACAGATATTTGTATTGCAGCAATCTTAATTTACCAGCCTTGCCATCCTGATTGTCTGTTGAGTTTCCGGGCAAATATTTGTCATCAAAACCAACACTAATTATTGTGGTGGGCTGAAAACCAATCTCAACTTTCTTTTCTTCTTTTATGAAATCGTTGTTTATAATAATTTGCCTATCTCCATAAATTCTATCGAAATCCTGTTTGTATGACTTGTTGTCTTCATCATCACCTTCTGCATAAGTAAATAGATATTTTCCTGCATCAAGTTCGCCCATCGGTGTAATGTCAAGTGGCTGTGACAAATCACGTTTTTCTGTCCAATCCTGTACGGTTGAAGTGTAAAAATCCTCACGAGGTAAAACAACTAATTGCTTATTGATTTCTGTTGGTTCAATATACAAATTGAACAACGTGAAAATCCACTTCATAAAATCACGCTGCTTTGTTTCATCCTGAAAGAAGCCACCGAAATCTATTGTTTGGTCATAACCCCATGTGGTTGGTCTTACTTCGTTATATAAAATACTACCAGTTTTTTGAGTATATGTCCACCCAGTTAAAGGAACTTTTAAAGTATAATCAAAAATATCAAAGAGCTTTATTTCAACAGTATCGTTTTTGTTCAAATATAAATTGTAAAAATCAACACGCTGATTTATTGTTGCATTACCAGCAGCATTTGCAATTCCTCTTTCACTTATTCCGTCATAGGTTAATTTACCATTGACATATATTACATAAATTGCAAAAAATACCTGATTTGCCGCCAAACCGGATAATGTCGCATTGTTATCTATGAAAATATTGTATTCTCCTGAATACTGACAGGTGTAAATTCCTGTTGTGTTATTGTATTGATTTGAATTATCATATATTTCATTATTAAAAATCAATGTTCCATTTTTTGCTATGGTGACATCGGTTGACCTTTCAACTTCAAATTCTCGTAATGCTATATCATCCTCGCCCAATATCGGAAATCTTGTCGGACACGGCACAACCAATCTTTTAAACTGCGCTGTGTTGAAGAATGAACCACTTGAATAGCTGTAACCTGCACCGCTGAATATTTTATCTACAACGGTTTTGGCATACATATAAACGGTCATGCTATCAACATTTAGATTTTGATAGTTTGCATAAGTTCCGTTATCTGTCCATCCGTACACATAACCCTCGCCTGTCGGTGCGCCACCGCTAAAATTCACATATCCGCTTGAACCATTTTTGACAATCGAAGTGTCCCAGCTATTGAAAATATTTGTTGCATTTAAAATATGGTTATACTCCGTGAAATCAAGGTCGGCAAGTTTGGCATCTGAAATCTTTGCAAATAGGTCGGCAAGTTCCCCGTGCATTGAGCATTCATATTCAATTTGGTTAAGGTCGTTCACCTTAATCGACAACAAACGGATAAAGCCCTCTATCTGGGTTACTTCATCTACGGTCAACAGCGCATCGGCTTTCAGGTTTGGGTTAAAATCAGGGCTAAAATTGGTGGATGTCGTGTTGCGGATGGACAAGTTCAAATCAAACAAGTGCGTGAACAGCTTGTTGTTGGTCTTTGTACCCGGCAGCGTGAATGTCTTTGTCCAATCCGATGACCTGCTTTCGGGCTCCCGAATGTCGGCAATGCTCTTATTTATCTGTATTCCAAAATCGGTGGGCAGGTCAACGCTGTACCCACCGCAAACTAATCTTACGTTGTTCATGCGTTTTGCAACCTTTCAGGTTCTGTATATTCAACTGTGATTTGCAGGTTGTTCGGGCCGTCTATGTAGTCCATTACCTCATAGCTTGTGTCGGTAATGTTGACCGGGATTGTGCCGAGAAACACCACAGGCGATGCAATCAAATCTTGCAGCCACTCAAATTCGGTTTCGGTCAGCCAGTTCGTGTTTAGGACAACTTGCTTTGTCTTTTCGGTTGCATAGGTTGTCATGCCGTGCTTACTTGTATCGTATGCAAAGGTGTTTCCTGTCAGCGTGTAGTTATTGCGTTTGAATTGCTTTCTGCTGACCGTGTATTTGTCCTTATTCATCATGCTGCACCGCACACTTTCAAAGCCGCCCAACGGGTTAAGAAAATATAAATACTGCGGAGTGTATTTGCTGCACTCCTCAACCACATCAAAGCGGTATAATTCTGTTTGTGCGTTTGATGATGCGTTAATTACCTGCATTGTATAGTAACTTGTGTTGGCTGGGATGATATTACCTGCTGTGCCGCTTACCAATTCCCCTGATGCAACATCATTCAGGTTATCAGGCCCGGCAGGACAACGAAGCAAAAACTCCGATTTGTCCCCAGCATCTGTGAAGCTATTATTTATCACGCTGGTAGTTGTGCCACCTGTTCCATTATATGCAATAATTTTCACATCACTGCCATTGGCTACATTGCCACGCAAAAAATAAAGGTAGTCAGCTTGACCAAGTGACACCCTACGAGTGCGGACACGGGTCAGGAATTGTGCTGAACCTGATAATGGCAGTTGATATGTGGCTGTGGTTTCACTGCCGTACAAATTAAATAACCCGTTCCACACATATTTACCCGTGTCGGATGCAAGTGCAAGGTATTCAGTGCCACCATACTCCTCGCCAAACTCAACGCTGTATGCCAAATAAGAATTGGTGCATTTTGAGATAGCCGCCAAAGATTGTGTGAAGTCATACGTAACATAGTTTTGCAGTATGCGGCTGATGTTAAACACACCCTTGTCCGTAGTGCCGTGAAATATCGGGGCTTTCAGTTTGGCTATGGTGGTTCCGGCTGCATTTTTTACAACCGCAATGAATTTGAAGTTTGCCTGTGCGTAGTTGGTCGAAGTGACCACGTATGAAATATCTGAATATACCGGGCTGATGTCGTTTGGCTCGGTGTTAATAGTAATTGCCATTACTTAAAAAAGTAGGAAATCGGCTACCTATGTAGTGGTTTCGCTGCTAACGTAAACAGCAATCGGTTTGCCTAACATCTCGCCAAGATGCTGCCCAATATTTTCAATGGTTTGTGGTGTTAACACATCCCCAATAAATCGGCTACCTTTATATCCAAAACGCTTGATTGTACCTTTGCTTCTTATTTTTCCTGCAATGGCTACCGCAAATGACTTGACGGCTTCCTGCATTGTTTGTCCTTGCTTTGGTTTAACCTCACGATAAACGATGCGTTTATTTCTTATCCAATTTTGAAGGGAAGCAATATCAACTTTTCTGCCGGGCTTTGTTCCGTATTCTACATCTTCCCAATACGATGCCATTTTGATTTCAATGCTGACACCATTTGCATCTTCGGTAATGTTTGTTGGGTCAATGCTGCCTTTCAAATTACCCGTAGCAACAAGGTCTTTTTCCTCAATGCTTTTGCGCAATGTATCAACGAGAACCTGTGCAACACCAATTACAGCATCAGCGAGTAATGAATTTGGCATCGGGCTGTCAGGTATGCCGAACTTATCCAGCAACCCTTTGTTGATTGCATCCAGTTGGTTTTTGGTAATGTTCACATCTATAAAAGTAGAAACCCCAGCAGGGTGGGCGCCGGGGTTCTACTTCCGTATGGGATTTGCACCCATGTCCTCACAAAAGTGAGATGCTACTCAAAGGCAGTATTCATTCCTGCTTACACCAACGGAAATTCAAAGTTACAACATTTCTTGCATCAATGCAATTTTGTAAACCGTGCTATCTTTGGCAGACTTTGCCGACTGCGCTGCCGTGTTCAGACGTTCAGTCCTTGCCCTGTCTTTTTCGGTTTGGAAACTGACCGCGTTCAGGAACTCAACCAATGGCATATTTAAAAAGAAATCCCACTTGGTGCGGTCACCCCCTGCAATGTTGTCAACCGTTTTCAACCAACTGATGGCTGGTCGGTCTTTTCTTCGGCTATCTTCTTCAACTTCGCCACTTCCTGCTCTAAAAATACTTGGGTAACTTCGAGTAATTCCGGCAAGCATAGAGAAAAAAAAAGCGTGTAGGCGTATGCAAACGAAATCGGCATCCGTTCCCTAAACTGGGCAGCAATCTTTTCAAAGTCATCTGTCTTGAGTTCTTTGCGTTTTGGTGGGAATATCCGGTAAGGAACGCACAGGGCCGCCATAATCGTGTGAAGGTTCTGCACCCACTTGTCTTTTTCGGCAAACAAGTCCTGCACCATGATAAATTGATGCGCTTGTAAATGGTGCTGATTGGCTGCGAATTTATACAGCGTGTTGCCGATGCGGAAGCTACCTACATTTTTTGCGGTGGGTAATTCTGCCATGAATGCAAGTTTCGATAGTGCTGCCGTGATGTCCACTATTCGCATCTCTTCAATTATGTCCAGTTTTTTTCCTGATAAAATGGACAAAGTTTTGAGCTGATTGTCAAAACTTGGTTCGGTTAGCAACTGCAATTCTTGGAACTGCGCTATGCTGATTTCATTCCAATTCTTTGGTAATTTCATATTATTACAAATACTCCTTTTTTGTTTTTTTGTGAACAATAACGGGCAAGTGCCAACGCACAAACTGCGTCATCGTGTAACCCTGATGGTGCAGAATACCGCAACCCGGTTGCGGTGTGTTCAAATTCAAAGTTCCGCATTTCATCTGCAATTATGCCTTCGGGGAATTTAATCAACCCAGCATGAACGTCAGCTGTTAATTGTTCCATCATCTGTTGTTTTGATACGGATGTGAACTTCACTCCAACAGAACGTGGGCAATGCCGTTGTATCTTCTCAACAATCGGGTCACCTACTCCCGTGCTATCTATTGCCGCAGGGGTGTTGCCTACAATCCGAATGATGTGCTGTTCAGTTTGCGCCCAGTCCTTTTGAAATCTCTCAAAATGACAGACACGATATTCGGAGTCAAGGCCAATTATCACAGTGTAGTCGCTGTACTTTGCAAGGTCAATCCCGTACCATTCCACAGGTGCGGTGGAAATCGGTGCAATGCACTGCGAAATGTAGCTCAATCCAAATGGGTTGCTGCCATCCTCGGTTGGCTCGGCAAGATACAGCTCGGAAAATATATGCTGCGGCAGGTCACGTTTTGCCTGTTCAACTTCCTCAAATTTCAGGACACCAGCGTTGACTGCGTCATAAGCGGTAATCTTAAAAAACCCGTAGTTCGGCTCTCCCATCCTTGCCCGTTCACTCAACTTGTAACCCCAGTTCTTTTTGCCTTTTACGTTACCGATTAGCTTTGCTTTGCCTTCGGTCTTGGTCAGGGTAGAACGCAGGGCAAACCACGCATCTTCCCTCGCCCGTGTGAACTCATCAAATACCGCAGCATAGACATCATCACCATACAGGTTGTCGGGCTTGTCAGCGGACTTAAATTCAATTATCCCACCGGTTGGTAGGGTTAAACGCAACTTGCTTTCATTGACCTTAAAAAAGTCACGCACGGTCACTTGGTTACGCATACGCCTGAATGCTATCTCCGCTTGTTGGTACACGGGTGCAACCCACCAAACAGATTGGTTTTCTTTTAACTTCAACGCTTGTTCAAACAGCCAAATGATGTGACTTGCTGTCTTGCCCACTTTGGTGGCAGCAGCGGTCACGGTGTACCTATCAGGGCTGTCAAGTATCGCCCTTTGGTAATCCGTTACGAATGGCCGGGTGTAGCTAATGTGCATTGATAAAATTCCAATCGGTCTTTGTTTATGGCTTCAAGGTTATGGTATTGGTTGCAGTAAGTTTTATTTGCTTCGCCCCTGATTTTGTTTGCTTCGGGTTGGCTCTCCATTGCTTGCTTCATTGCCTTATACCAATCATCAGGTGTGTTCAAACAGAACTTTACCCCTGCATTGTTCAGGTGTTGCAGGTAGGGTTCAACACCTGATGCAATCACGGGCAATCCATACGCAGCCGCTTCAATGATTTTCAGTTCACTTTTGCAGCTGTTCCATTCGTTTTGCTCCAATGGTGCAAGTGCGCAGTCAAATAAGCGGTAGAAGTTCCCATATTCGTTTGGTTGCTGTGCATGGCTGACTAATACTTGTGGCCGAAGCACCGGGTTGTTTCCGTTAAACTTATACAGGATGCTATCCCAAATGTAATTATTGGCCATCCAACCACACAAAACGAAGCGGACATTATCATGCTCATTGCAGATGCGTTCAATGGCTTCCGATAGTATCATGATGTCATTGCTGTGAGTAAGTCCACCCACCCAGCCAAAGGTAAAATACTCCCTTTCCTGCGGTGTGGCCAACCACTGGTCATCAGTCAGGTCAAGTGCATTCGGCAGCACCTGAACATTACGGTTGTACTTCGCTATCTTTTGAGCAAGGTAATCAGTTGTGGTGGTCACACCATCGGCATAGCGGATGCCGTCAATTATCTGCTGCTTTAATTTATGCTCCCGAAAGTATTTGTAAGTCGGGTGGTGTTTTGGAAGTAGCCAGTAGTCATCAATGTCCACGATGTATTTGATGCCGTTCTTTGCCAAGTAGTGCAGGATTTCGTAGTGGTCTGCACCCAGCCACCTGTTGAAAATGACAAGGTCGTAGTTAGATAAATGTGGTATTCCATTGCGTTCAAAGTTTTGTGATATGCTGACGGTGATGTCATCAGGGTAATCAATTTGCAATCGTTTCAGGGGTGTGTACAGGCGGTGATATTCAACTCCACCCATGCCTTCCCATAGTGCAAGTACTTTCATTGTAGTAATAGGTATTTTATGCGGTCAAAGATTGCCCTGATTTCGGCTGAATGTAATTTGAGGTATGCCGTGCGTAATTTAATATCACGTTTTGTTTTTGTCCTGCTTAATCGCAGTCGCTGTGCGTAGTGTTTCATTCGTAGGTTTCTGTAAAATATTCGTATGCGTCAATGTCATCATCAAATATGGTGGCGTTTACCGCATCCATTATCTGTTGCTTTTCCATTTCTTTGGCCTGTTCAAAATCTCCATTTTCTTTCATGAAATTATATATTTCAAAATCACTCATATAAATTCTTTGAATTAGCCACTCTACTGCTGTCTGTTTATTGCCCATCGAGATTTAATGTTATTTTTATTTCGCCTGTGACCGTCTGGTTTACATCGGCCGTTTCCTTTGGTTTGCCATACACCCTTGAAAGCAAGGTTTCAATAGAGTACAAGCTGCCCTTTTCAAGTGACTTCCGCATGGCATTCGCAATGGTCTTTTCCAACACCGTTGCCTTCGGGTTCTGCCACACTTCTTTCAGTTCATCCAAGTCCATTGACAGCATTGCCTGAATGGTGTCGTTTATTTCGGCAAGTTTGTATCCTTGCTCTTTGAGTAGAGTGACGTACTTTTTTGGTCTGCCGTTGGGGTTGGCGACCTCGCCTTTTTTGAATGGTGTTAAGTTGTGTTCGTTTGCCATTTTCTCACTATTGTTTCACTATTTTCCACATGTTGGACACATTTCTTTTGGTTCGGGTTCATCCTTGATTTCGGGTAGGTCAACTCCCCATGTGATTAACTCCTCTGCATCCCACTCGTTTGCCAATTCATCCCAATTCCACTCACCGAAAGATATGTTATCCTTTATCAAAAATTCATCACGCTGTTTGATTGTCCACTCATCTGCCAATATGATTGGAACTTCTACCGCCCCGATGTCGCAAAGTGCCTTATATCTTTGATTACCCCCCAAAATTGTATATCCACCAAAATCATTTGTAACACATACAAGCGGTCTTGCTGTTAGCATTTCAGGGAATTCAATAATTGAACGCTTCAGCTTATTAAATTTGTCATCCTTAATAATTCTAGGATTATTTGGATGCGGTCTGATATCTGTTAATTTAACCCATTTAATCATGCGTACTTGTTTTTTATGCCATAATCATTTAAAGCATTTGTGTAAGCATTTTTTGCTTCATCAAACTTTTCATAAAATCCTAAATGATGCCATTTCTTTTTATATTGGAAATATGCTCTCCATTTGTTCTCTTTTTTTGCCCAACAAACACCAACATGATATCCCTTTGATTTTCTACGATGTGATTGATTTTCCATTTGTGTCACATACTCTAGATTATCAATAGAATTATTCAAAATGTTTCCATCAATATGATTAACCTGTAAATCACTCTTTCCTAAAAAAGCCCATGCAATCAATCTGTGTTTTCTGAAATAGAAAATTTCTTTTTGGTCGTTTACTAGTGTTATTTTTAAATAACCATCCTTGTCTTTTGAGCCAATAATTTCTCTTTTTTTGTTTTTTGTAGTTGAAAAAACTTTACCACAGCTTGTAAATGTATAGCTGCTAAAACCATCTATCTTTTTTTCCATACTACTAATATACATACTATCCCCCAATAAAGCAAATGTTTTATTTATCAAAGTTATACACATTGATTACACTGGGATTGTTCGGGTTTGGTCGAACTTGTGTTAATTTAACCCACTGCATATATTCTTACGTTTCTGTTTATGTGTTTATCAGGTGTGAAACCGAACTGCGCCATCAAATGGTCAAGCCCGGCATGGCTGAAAATTGTGCAATGCCCGATTTCAGGATTGATATATGCGTCTGCTTCTGTCAGCCAATCGGAAAAGGAAGTTTCAATCATTACCTTGCTGCCGGGGTGGCACAGCTCTTTTATTTCGGCCAGCTCGGCAAATGGTGCGGTCAGGTGTTCGATTACCTCGGTCAGCACAATTACATCATAGTCCTTTTTAAGGGACAAAACATCGGCATAATATCCGTTATAAGGGTCATAACCATCGCAGTCGATTAAATTATCCTGCATAAAAGTTACCATTAAACCAGTGCCGCAGCCGTAGTCCAAAATGGTGGGCTTGTCCTTACCTGATATTTGGCGGATGCGTTCTAACCGGGTTTTATTCATATCATCCGTGTTGCGAGTATCTTCATTGCCACCGCCAACCATGCCTGATTGGTCTAATTTTTTGCAGAAGATATTACCCAAGTCGTCAGTGTAGTATTGCACCCCGCCTTTGATGAATGCCTTTTTGGCTACCTTACCCGTGATGGCTGATTTCGTTTTGCTCATATTTTGATTTCAATATCTGTGTCAGGTTCATTATTGTCCATGCACCAAACCCATTGTCACCAGTCGGGATGACGTTGTGGGCAGTTGGGCATATTTCAACAACTCGTGGGTGTTTTATTACTTCGGCTATTGCGTATGCCATTGATTGATTGCCGACAAATAACTCACAACCCTTTATGATGCCGCACAGCTCCGCAAAGTCCTTGACTTGGATGTGTTCAATATCAGGCAGCTTGGCCGAAATAATCCGGTATTCATCGGGCAGCCCCACGAATTTAATCTTGTCCTGATACCTGCGCAGAATAGAATAATCAAAAGTAGGGTTGTGATAACGGGCTGTGCGGTTCAAAATGATTTCGTTTTGCCCTATCGGGAAAACATCAAACGTAATCGGCTCGGCAAGGTTGCAGGTAAGTTCGGGGTAAATATGAAAATACCACTGGGAGATGTGGCCCGTGTAATTATGAAACTTCCTGAATAGGTTAAAATTGTAGTCGCATTTTGCGGCTTCATCCGTGATTGTGCATTTACCGATAAAGTCGGTAGACATCAGCAACGGTACAAGCATCTGTGCCATCTTCAAATTCATTTGCACCTTGCCCATCGGGTGGTTGAAACCATATTGAGCAGGTACATCCACCTGTAAATACACATGCACCTTGCTATCGTGCAACCGAGATGCTGCTCTCATTGCTGGTAGTGAATAAATCAAATCCCCTGCGTTACCGCCATGAATTATGCTAACCATTGAGTGCTTCCCTATATAGTTTTTTTAAGGCATCAAACATACACGACCTACATGCTGGAAATGGCTGACCATACAACTGCCGATGCACTTCGTTTAATTTGGCATAGTACCCGGCTTCAAGTGAGTAAGTGCCGGTCTTGTTTATCCGGTCGATGTGCGGTTTCAAATCAAGGCAAAGTGAACGCTGTTCGGGTGTCATATATTTTTGATTATGAAGTAAACAAATAGGCTCACGCTAACCGAAATTATACTTCCAATCATGGCTAATTCAACTATGCTCATAGGTATCGGTCAATTATTGCACCAAAGATAGCACACAAAGCACCATAAATCACACCATATATTCCGTACTCGGCAATGAACCAAGACAAACCAGTCCACCAAGATAGGCAAAACCCACATTCAAAAGGCTTAATCGTTGGTCGAAATCTGCTGTCAAGTTTAAAAATGCCCGAAATAATTGGCGGGAAGAAGTAACGGGAAAGCAGAACGCATAAGGCTGCCACTCCTAAAATATCAGTCATCGTATTCATTGTATTTTTCTTTTATTTGTGTTTTGATTGCGTTAATGATTTGGCTGATTTCCCGGTAGTTTATTTTCGTGTCACGGGCAATCATTGCCATACTTTGTTTGTCTTCCCATAACTGCCAAAGTTTCACCACATACCACTCACTCCGGTTAAAATGGTTTGCAACTTCTTTGAAATTGATGCTTTCCACAGCTTCTTGTTTTCTGCGGATGTGGGTTTCGTCGTAATCTTCGGCTTCCTCATCGTAGTTTTCAGGCAGCGTTTCGGTTGTTCGCAGGAAATCACGATAAAACTTTGTGTATCTGTTGCCGTTTACCGCATTGCATCCTACCCTTACTAAATAGTACACAAGTCCATTATTTTCGTGTAGCTTTATCAGTCGGTCAGCATCCATTTCACAGCAGATTAAAAGAAGGTGTTGTTGTAGGTCGGCAGCAACGTGACCCCCAATTTTGTTGCAGAAGTCTGGAAGCCATTTACTATTGGCTAATTCAATCAGTATCTTGGTGCGGTTTTCCAAGTCGGATTGCGTGGACTTTTTTTAGCCAGTCCTTGAATTGTTTGTTATCCCCATACCGGGCGTGGTCTTTCCTACACAAGGCCATCAGGTTTTCAATTACATCAGCGTGTTTGTTTCCACCCATTCCACGAGCTTCAATGTGATGAATGTCCACAGCAGCAGCACCACACACTTCGCAAGGAATGAATGAGCTTGTATCATAGCCGAAATGCTGCATATAGATTTTCGTGTGCTTCTTCACGCTACAAATTTTATTCGCAAATAATCTATTCTGTAAAATTGTGGATAACTTTTATAAAAATAATTTAACAAAAACTATTGCAAGTATAGAAAACTATATTACATTTGCAGTATGGAAAACACAAAAACACCTTTTGAAATGGGCTATGAGGCTTGTCAGCAATTTAACTACTGGGGAACAAATGGCGAAAATCCGTTTGAACTTAACTCCGATGACTTCAAAGAATGGGAAAAGGGATGGCAATGGTACATCACCCAGACAATCGAATGGGAACGTGACGAGCAAAGCGACATAGATTACCACGAAAGACAGCAATATTGTAACGAATAATTTGGAAATTTAAAATCTTTGTTTTATAATTGCATATCGGAACAACACGACTGAACCCCGTGCCGAAAATACAGAGCAATGAACAATCACCTAATTAACACCCACGCAAGTAAAAGGTCGGCTGACTCTGGGCCGGGTTCAACCTTTGAAAGTGTGGGTGTTTTTTTTATGAACATCTACAAACCAACACCCCTACCAGTCGCATATTGCGACAAACAAATCGAAGAACTTGAACTGCGAAAAGAGTATGAAGATTACAGGCGTATCAATGGTTTAATCACGTTATTACAATGTAATTACCTTTGTATTAAACATGATATGCAAATAATCTATTATCAGCAATGCAAAAAACTAACCCTTAAACAAAATAACCATGCCTAAAAGAACCGTATTTATTGACAAAACAGACCCATTGAAAGAACTTACACCAGCACGTTCAGGTGATAACAAGTTTTTTGCTTTGATATTTTATGATAAAAATAAGAACCAAAGTTTTGTCATTGAACTTGAAAAATCTGCTGCCATAGAATTTTTGGCAGAATGTGAAGTCAGAATCAAAAAACTTGACGATGAGTAACGGCTGGATTAAGATACACAGGAAGTTTATAGAATGGCAATGGTTTGGCAACTCGGAAGCCGTGCATTTATTCATTTATATTCTTTTGAAGGCAAACCACGCTGACAAAATGTGGCAAGGTCACGAAGTAAAACGTGGTCAGCTCATTACTTCAATAGGTCATTTGTCAATAGCCACGGGCATTTCACAGCGTTCAGTTAGAACATTGCTAAAAAAGTTTCAAAACACAGGCGAAATTGAAATAAAAACGACAAACAAATTTACCCTTGTAAGTGTCTGTAAATATGAATGTTACCAAATTGCTGACGATGAAAGTGACAAACAAAACGTCACTCAAACGACAATTAAACGACAAACAAGTGACAAACAAGTGACAACAAACAAGAATGTAAAGAATGATAAGAATGAAAAGAATGTAGAAATATATAGGCAAATTTTGCATTTGGAAATCACAAGGGCAGAAGTTGACAAGCTAATTGCTGATGGCTATACCATTGACCAAATTGATGACATTCTGGACAGGGCAGAAAATTGGAAAGGCATTGCAAACAAAAGGTCACTATACCTTACCGCAAAAAATTGGCTATCTGCTGACATAAAGAAAATCACAGCAGAAGTTTACCGCACACCAAAAGAAAACTTTTTAACATGATAGAGCAACAAATTCTCGGAACGTGGTTGCAAGGTAAGCAACTTGACCTTACCGCAATCGTACGCAGCGAATGGTTTACTGAACCAAAATACAGAACACTATGTCTGACCATTCAGGCAATGTACATCAATAACGAACACATAGACAATGTGGCGGTGGTAATGAAACACCGTGACATGGCAATGGACATCGCAGGGTTAAACAACCATTACACAGGTGAAAGCATTACCCGGTTTGTGGCAATGTTGCATCAGGAATATATCCGTAAAACCTTGACCATTGACTTGACAAAAATTGTCAATGACCTGACCAAAGGTAGCGACATAATGGAAAGCATTTCGGGAGTGCAGAAAAGCATTGATGAAATACAACTAAATGAAAACGGCCAAGCCATTGACCTTGTGAAGTTGCTGGGTGACCGCTTCGACAACTTGGAAAAGCGGAGCAAGGCCGAAATCAAAACAATCGGACTGCCCACCGGGTTCACCAAATTGGACAAGTACATCGGGGGGTTTGTTCCCGGTGAAAATGTGGTTGTGGCTGGTCGGCCCGGAATGGGTAAGACAGCATTCGCAGTCAGCATCGGAATTGCCCATGCAAAGCTTGGTGGAAGGGTTGTCATGTTCAGCATGGAAATGAGCAAAGAACAACTCGCCGACCGCATACTTTCATCCCTTGGCCGGGTGGACAATTTGAAAGTCCGAAATGCTGATGTCAATGAATTTGAGTTGGAAAACATTGCCCGTGAATTACTGCTCATTGACTACAAATTTGAGATAGAAGACAGCACCATGCTCGACATTGCCCAAATTAAAACCCGAATTAAGACAATGAAAGTAAAGCCCACGCTGGTCATCATTGACTACATGCAGTTGGTTAAAAGCACAGGCGGTAAAAATCGAGAGCAAGAAATAGCCAACATCAGTAGGCAATGCAAACTGATAGCCAAAGAGTGCGGATGTACCGTAATGCCATTATCACAACTTAACAGGGGAACAGAGGAAGGCAACAGCCGCCCAAAATTGGCAAACCTTCGGGAAAGCGGAGCAATAGAACAGGATGCAGACACGGTGTTATTCCCTTACCGCCCTGATTATTACGAAGCCCAAAAGTCCGGGGGCAACCCACCTGAACTTGAAGATGCTGAACTTATCATAAGCAAGTGTCGGAATGGGATGACCGGAACATTGCAATGCAATTTTATGGGAAAAACAGTTGAATACATTTTTTAATTAAATATAAATAACTATATTTGCGCTATGAATTATCAAGTTAAGTCAATAGATTATAACGATTGTAAAGAGTGGTTTTTGAAAAAGCATTATGCTAAAAGAATACCAATGGTACAATTTGCATTTGGATTGTTTGATGGAGATTCTATTGTTGGAGTGTGTAGTTATGGAACTACATTAGCGATAGATATAAGAAAGCGATTTGATTATAATGTATATGAATTAAATAGATTAGTTGTAAATGATGGTTTGCCAAAAAATGCCTTATCATTTTTTGTTGGTCAAACTATACAAATGATGCCCAAACCTTGTGTGTTATTATCTTATGCCGATAGGAGTAAAGGACATCATGGTTATATTTACCAAGCAACTAATTGGATTTATACTGGATTGTCTGCAATAGTCAAAGAATATAAGGTTAGGGGCGAAGAAGACATGCATAGTCAAACACTATTTGATAAAAGTAAAGGGAAACCAGACCGAGTTGCTTATTTAAAAGAATTATATGGTGACCGATTATATATGGATTATAGAGAAAGAAAGCATAGATATTTCTTTTTTTTAGGAAATAAATATCATAAAAAACAAATGAAAAATCAATTACCATATACAATAGAATCCTATCCAAAAGGAGAAAATAAAAGATATGATGCGTCTTATAAACCATTAACACAAATCAAATTATTATGAGAATAAAAATCAAAGCACCACAACACAACAGCAGGACAACATTTAGACGAAGCGAGATTGAACGGCTTAAAGAAGTAATCTACCACCAGTCAATCCGCATCAACGAACTTGAAAGGATGCTCAAAGTTGACCAAATGGACATGTCGGAACACTACATCAAGGCCGCACATCTTGCAATTAAATCGGTTTTCGCTGAATACCAGCCCGAATTTATCACCATTGAAACCCGGAAGCGTGATGTGGTGGAACTACGACAAATTTTTCAATGGCTTTGCCGCAATAAGACTACTTTATCGTTGCAGAAAATCGGGCAAATATGCGGTGGCCGTGACCATTCCACGATTATAAATTCGTGCAGGGTGGTGGATAACCTGATGCTGTATGACAAAAGGTTTGCCCGGAACCTTGAAACCGTGAAAAACAAGTTTGAAAATTTTGCAGAACAGATATGAATGTATTATCTTTATTTGATGGTATGAGCTGCGGTCAAATTGCACTCAATAATTTAGGTTTTCAAATTGAAAATTATTTTGCATCCGAAATAAAAAAACACGCAATACAATGCACATTAGACAATTTTCCTAACACAAAACAAATTGGTGATGTCACTAAAATAAATGGAAAACATTTACCAAAAATTGATTTGTTAATTGGTGGAAGTCCATGTCAAGATTTTTCAAGAGCTAATAGTGTAAGAGATGGACTAAAAGGTATGAAATCCATGTTATTTTATGAATATGTTAGATTGCTTGAAGAAACAAAACCAAAATATTTTTTACTTGAAAATGTTATTATGGATGATTTGGGTTATAATACCATTACAGAAATTATGGGTACAGAACCAGTTAGATTGTGTGGAAGCAAAGTAAGTGGTGCATTAAGAGATAGGTTATTTTGGACAAACATAGGCCCGGAATATAGAGATTTATTTGGGAATAGAAAATGTGCAATACCACAACCGATTGATAAAAAAATAATGTTGAATGACATTTTGGAATATGGTTATTCTGATAAAAAGAAACACACTTGTCTAAATACAAGTTCAGGTAGAGATGCAAATCAAAGATATATGCTTCATAGATATGCAACAACAGGAATGACAACAATTATTTATACTGATGAAAACATGGATGTTTCAAAAGGTGTTAGGTATTGCACACAAAGAGAATTAGAAAGATTACATAACATACCAGAAGGATATACAAGAAACCTAAATAAAGCACAAGCCGGTAATTTAATTGGTGATGGTTGGACAGTTGGAATTGTTGAACACATATTTTCATTCTTAAACAAATAACCTTTGCAGAACAGATTTAATTTACTATATTTGCACCATGTTAATACTCGATATATGTTTAAGTGATTTGCCAAGTGATGCAATCACCACCGGAAAGAACGGAAAGAAGTACATCAAGCTCGTATGTGCTGAAAGAAAGACCGAAGGAAAGTTCGGTGAAACACACTACATTGCCCTGTCGCAAACCAAAGAAGAACGGGAAGCGAAGAAACCTGCAACCTATGTGGGGGGTGCTAAAAATGTAAGTTACAAAAATGTAACATCC